GTAATCTTTTTTGATAATCTTCTATTCGTTTCATATTAGAATGGGAGGTCATCGGCAGGGCCGACATTACTATTGGTAGCATTTATTAATTCATTTAGTTTATTTTCTAATCGATGTACTTTGTCAGTTAACAAATCAAACTGATCTTTACGCACTAATATTTGTTCTGGTCGTTTATATATACTGTCTAAAAAGTCTATAGGCCATGTTGCAACTGATTTATACTTGTCATTTTGCAATTCTTCTGGTAATAGCTTGGTTCCTGACTTGATGCCTCGACTTGCTGCTACTTCAGCAACTTTTATGCCTTCATCAGAATTAGCAGTAGAACGACCTAGATAGTCATATAAAGATACGTATACAGTGTTACTCATAACTCGCCGAATTCCTTTCGTGTTCGTATACTTCTATTTTACGAGCTCTTACTCTGCCGTTAGTTTCCTTTTTCAAAAAGTCGTTTATAATTTCATATAGAAACTCTGCAAACTTTTCACAACCAGTATCATTGATAATACGAAGTTGAATAATACCTTGAGCATCCATCATTCTGAATGAATCTAATTCCGGATCATCATTAGCAATAATTACTGTATGATCTAATAACCATGCAAAGTATTCTTTAGGAGCCATACCGTATATTTTATTTTTAGATCGTTTTATTCCTCCAAAATCAAATACCCAATTGCGATAATCTAAATCTCCTTCAAACCAAACACGAAATGACAATGCATATCCGTGTAAGTATTGACAATGCGTGTCGGTCGCTCTCCATTGACGAAAACAAGTTGAGTATCCGTCAAATAGTTTAGTTGATGTAAATTTAGCCATTATATCCTTTTACAAATTCATAATATTCGTTTCTAGTTGCCGGATCATCTTTAAATGCACCAGTAAGTTTGCTAGTCTTCATCGAAGCACCGCCATGTTTAACACCTCTACAAGACACACAATTATGAGTAGCATCAATCATTACTGCTACACCTTTATTGTCATTGATAATAGTGTCAATTGAATTGTGTATAGCAACAGTTAATTGTTCTTGTATAGCACCTCTTCTACCAAAATGTTCTACTAAACGATTAAGTTTAGATAACCCAATAACTTTGCTATCTTCACCTGGAATATATGCTACATGAACTTTACCCATTATAGTTTGATGATGATGTGAACACATACTTGTTAATGGAATACCTCCTTCAAATACCATACCGTCATATCCATCACTTGGAAATGCAGTAATATTAGGAGCTCCATTGTATCTACCAGCCCATAAATCGTTTACATATGCTTTTGCTACACGATGCGGAGTATTATCTGAATTTGGATCGTTTTTCCAATCACATCGAAGTGCAGTTAAAAAATCACCAAATGCTTTAGTTGCATTTTTTATCATTTCAGCTTTTTCTTCGTCTGATAAATTGCCGCCGGGGGCTACACCGTTAGCAAAGCCTTCTCTAACTAGTTCTATAGTTTTATTTGTTGTCATAACTTCCTTTATTATTTATAATATAATATATTTTATTGGGTTTTCAAAGTTTTTTTGCGTAAAATAAACTCTTTAATATATAACTGGTAAATCCAATCATTTGATTTCACACGCACCTCCTGCACACGCTAATTCTCCTGATAAATCTGTGTTGTCGTCTAATTCTACAATTTTAGATAAATCTACATCTTGCAAAGCTTTGAGCATTTCTTTGTATCGTGCTTCATCACAATCTTCAAATGGAGCCTGCACATAAGTACCGCCGTCATATGGGAGAACAGATAATCCATTGTAATGATCTCGATTTGTCCACATCCATTCGCCTGCTAAGTCCCATTCATCTTCTTTAAGTGAAACTGTAGCCGACACGTTGTGTGTGTTGTTACCCGTACGGTGTCCTGGCTTCACCCATTCTAAATGCACTTTCTTAATTCTGTCTAATAATGCAAATGGAGATTCGGTTCGCATAATTGCTCCTTTTGGTGCCTTTTGCGGAATGCTAATAACTGCAGTGTCGTGTGGACGGAAATATTCGTCTTCAATTAGTTCTGGATGATTTTCTGCTAAATAAGTGTATATTGCTTCATTTTTACCAACTCTCACTCTTCTAATATAATAATCATTGTGCCAAGCATGTATTCCTGAACTAGTACCTAATGCTAATGATGTTGTTCCTGCAGGTTTTACTGTTGTGGTTCTTGCACTTGCATTAATTCCTAATATTTCAGCTACGCGTGTATTTTCTTCTTTAACAATTTCTGCTGCGGCTGTCATATCATACCCTAATACAGTTCCTGATCCAATACCTGTCATTGAAACTCCAATTAAAGCATCTTTTTCTGTGGTTCTTTGCCATACTGGTCTTAAATAATGAAATTCTGTGTATCCTGCTTGAAGTGTACCTATGAATGCTGCAGCTTTTACTCTGTTTTCAAAATCTTCTTGTGATTCAATGTCTGATGCATTTACTTCACAAAGATTACAAAATTGAAAAGGACGTAGTGCAATTTCACAACACGGATTAGTTCCCCAATCTTTGTCATTTGTTAAATATATACCAGGCTCTCCTGCTCCAGATAATTCTACTCGCTTCCAAAGATCCATAAAAAACGATTTAGTTAATTTATGTCTCATTAATGCTGCAGAGTTATTAGCACGGCCACGTTGTGGATTTGTTTCCCACCAGTTGCCTGATTTACATGCAATCATTTCTTCGTCATCAGCCGAAAATAAACTAATGAGTGCTGCACGCCTAATACCACCTGCCAATACGGCGTCTGCAATATGACAAACCATGTCATGTACTTCAATTGGCGATAAAAATTCACCATCATGTTTAGCATCTAATATTCCTTGTACTTTGATTAAGCATTCTTTTAATGGTTGTGGTCCTGGAGCTTTACCACCTGATGTTACTAATCTTGCTCCTTTGGGTCTAATATCTGAAAAATCAAATTTTAATTTAGATGTTCCTTGAAAATAACTTTTAACGAGTGCTTTAACTGCATCTGCCCATCCTTCAATTGAATCAGCTATAAGAAAACGACGGGTTCTGTCTAAATTTGGTTTACGTATTTCTGGTAATTTTTCTACATGATGTTTTTGCACAGAATAACCAACACCAGTACCACCTAATAACAAAAACATAGCTTCGCCAAAAGCTCGATAATCATCAATTGGAAGATATGCACAATTATAAATTCGGTTAGGAGAGATTTCTATAGGTTTACCACCAAATTGTAATGAACGCATCGAAGGTAATACCTTTTTTGCATAAACATATTCATATGCTTCCATTATTTCTTCACGTAATTTAGGATATTTTTCTATGTGCATATCTCTGTTGCGGTCTACTAATTCGGCCCACGTCTCGCGTCGTTCGAGTTCTGGGATATATTTTGCATACTTCATGTATACTGTAATGTCACTCAAAATTTTATTTGAAATCTCCATTGGTTGTAATCTCCTTGTTTTTTTATTAAACGATTTGTTATTAGATGAAAAAAGCCCGGAGTGATTACCGGGCGTTTTGCTTATATAAATATGTCGCTACCCTAACGTTCCGCCCAGATCTTTAAACTTTTGCGCAAGATTTTTTTTCACCATATTTTCTCCTGTTTTCATAACTTGTGTAGTTTGCTTTCCTTGTGTAGTCTGTGGTTCAAAGAACTGAAACTGACCATTATTTGTGTTTATTTTGCAAGGCAATGTTATTCCGTCTGGCCCGAATCTATTTTTAATTACATGCCCTCTACCTGTGCCTGACATTTTATCTTCTACTTTTCTTGAAAGTGACATTAAAAAGTCTGCTACCATTACTTTACCATATGAAGAAGCAATTTTGTCTGCTTCGATCACATCTTCTTCTAATGCAGATCTTCCTGCCTGAGATGCAGTCCATACTGGAACATTATATTCACCGGCCATACCACGCATTTCTTCATACAACTCTTCTAATGCTTCGTGCTTGTCTTTTTTAGTGTTTACCTTTAAAAGATCTCCATAATCTATAATAACAAGATCTGGTGTATTGCCTAACATTATAGTTTTTTCTATGTGAGCCTTTATACCCATTACTCCAATAGATTTAGTTGGATAGTGTTTTATAACTAACTCACCTTTCAAGCTATCTATTTTTTCTTGTATGTCTTCTTGATAATTTTTTAAGTTTTGAGCATTGATACCAGTTACTACTGAATCATACCTTTGACCTACATAATTTTCATTGAGCTCTAATGTGTAATGAATAACAGTCTTACCGGCTTTTATTGCATTTGCTCCTATATTAATAAGAAGCCATGATTTACCAATACCTGCTGGAGCCATTACTACTCCTAATTCGCCTGGAGCTAACCCTCCATCCATTAAATCGTCAATAACATCCCATCCTGTTGTCATGGTGTCTCGGGCTGCTTCGTCATAACGCAATGCTACAGTGTCTTTGTATTCTAATCCTATATCAGTATCAGCCCCAGCTTTCATTGCGCCGTCAATTTTGGTTTTGATTTCGTCGTAATTACCCATTTTAAGTAATCCAACACTATCCATTATGGCTCTTTTAATTTCTTGATTCTTGCAAAATTTGAGTATTTCGTCTTTAACAAATGTAAGGTCGTCTGATTCCATGTAACGGAAAACATCCTTTAATTGTTCTAATATGGCGGCTTTAAGCACATCATTATCTATGCCAGTAACCTTGACTTTTAATACGTCTTTTGAAGGGGGTGATTTGTATTCTCGAAAATGTTCTAATATAACTTCTAACAGCCAACTATTAGCATCAGACTCAAAATAGTCTGGTTGTATAATATCAGTTATTTGCTGTAAAAATATTCTATCCGTAAACATTGCGGCTAAAACTTTTACTTGAAAGCTCCAACCATATTCACTTAATTTATCTGTCATATTAGATAATAATAAAAATTATAATAAAATCAAATCATTTCTGTGTTTGTTTTGCAAATGCATCTAAAGACAGCCAGGTGCGAGTCAACCAATCTGGAAGATTCTTCATTACTGCCCACATCTTGTCTTCGTAAAACAATCTTTGAAATTCGGCACGATTCAATCCAGATACAGATTGCTCCATTATGCCTCGTATTTTAGAAGATACATTTGCTGATATATCAAGAAGTTTTATGTCCATGAGTTGCCAGTTTTTTTCAAGCGTTTCTCGATTGTCTAAAATTTTCTGATATTGTTTTGTTTCTGTTAACAGCTTGTTGCTTTTTTCAAATAACTGCTCTAATGAAACTTGTTGTTGGTTAGATATTTCTGGAATAAGTTTTAAAATGGTCTTTGGACCTATACCGGCTACACCTGGTATATTGTCTGACTTATCTCCGGTAAATGATCTATACAATACCATGTTGCTAGGATGAACACCAAATTCTTCTATAACTGCTTGGGTATCATACATTTTCTTTTTGATAGGAGACCATATCTGTATACGGTCATCTACTAGTTGATAGAAATCTCTATCGGTAGAAACTATGGTAATTTTTTTGCATGTCTCTGCATACATTTGTGCTATATATGCAATAGTGTCATCTGCTTCTATTCCATCCATAGCCAGAAAAGTTACAGGCAAGTTGTCTAAATATGAAACCAATCTGCTAAACTGTTTGCGCATTGACTCTTGTTCATCTTCTATGCTTGTTTCATGATGATCGAATCTTCGCAGTTTAGTTTTATTGGCTCTGTTTGCCTTGTAACCTTTATAAATTTTTCTTCTTTTAGCGTTACCGCCACGTCCATCAAATGCAATAACACATCTGCTTGGTTTAAAGTCTCTGACAGTTTTACCTATAGAATATAAAAATCCAGTTATACCACCTATATGGTCACCGTCTTCATTATATGCTGGTGTTGCTCCGAAACTTCGAATAAAGGTATTGAGCCCGTCAAATACCATGATATGATCATTAGCATCCTTTGGGCTCGTTTCCTTTTCTTTCTGTAACTCTTTAAATAATCGTTGATACTTATTCATTATCCTTCTTCATCAATTACTTCTTCATCAATGACAACGTCATCGATTCCACCGTCTACCCCTGCCTGATATTTGAAGATATAAGCGTCGCAGATTCTTTTGTATAACCTTTCTTTTGCTTCAGGGTTTTGCATAACCTTGCTAACAAAATCTTTGCTCTGGAATTTCATTTCTCCAAAGACTTCTCCAGTTTCATGATCTATATCTTCCAATGTATACCATGCTCCTGCTTGTTTAACCAATTTGAATTTCTTCATTAGGTTCAACCAACCACCGAAATTGTCAATTCCACTATCATAATAGATTTCATAATCAATCTTACGATGTGGTGGACCCATACGGTTTTTAACTACCTGCACTTGAGTTTTGCTACCCACTACCTGTTCTGCACCATTAACTGTTGCTTTAATCTGGCCGGTATTCTTTAATCGAAGTCTAACAGATGCATGGAAAGGAATAGCCTTACCACCTGCTGTTGTCCATTGATCTCCAAATGACACACCCATTTTAACTCTGAGTTGATTGGTAAATATTAAACAGATACGCTCTCGAGCAATCCAATTTGTAACCTTACGCATTGCTTTTGACAGAATGATTGATTTAGAGGTTGCATAACCATCCTTATCATATTCTGCAGACATTTCAATTTTTGTAGATGCACCCATAATTGAGTCTACTACAATAGTAACTAATCTGTCTTTGTCAGATTTACGTACCCCGTCTACAATAGTTTCAATTGTTTCAAAAATCTCTTCTACTGTTTCAAGAGGTACGTATAGCATTGTTTTCAAATCGGCACCGATTGCAGTTAAGAATTCAGAACTAGTTGCTGACTCTGTGTCTATATAGACAGCCAGCCCGCCTTTCTTTTGTGTTTCTGCTAAGGTGTGTGCTGCTAGCAATGATTTACCCGACGCTTCTAACCCTGTTATTTCGGTAATTCTACCAACAGGAAATCCTCCATTAGGTCGATTAGATATTGCTAAATCCAAAGAATCACATCCTGAAGATATCCACTCCTTAACGTTGCTTGGCGAATCATCATCGCCTGCAAGAAAGAATGCAGTCTTTAACGCTTGACCTTTAAACTGTTTGTTTATACTATCGGCCAATGTGTTTGCTAACGCATCTTCCAGTTCGTCCTTACTTTTGCTTTTTTTCTTTGCCATTTAAAGACTCCTACTTGTTAAATAAATCGTTGAATGCTGATGCTACATCTGTTTGTTTTTCTTCAGTTTTGGCTTCTGCCTTTTCCTCAGTTTTTGCAGATGTGTCTGCTGTGGTGTTAGATGATGTATCAACGTCGGCACTGTCATCTTCCGGATTCATCCATGCTTTAAGAGCGTTTTCTAACTCTTCATAAGTTGGCTCTGGGAATATGTCTGTGATTACAGGCTGATTCATAATCTTCTCCGCAATACCTTTGTCTTCGGTTGCAGGAGATGTGTTAGGTTTAACACGAATTGTAGTCTTTGGATATCCTCCGCCTTCTGCAGGAATAAACTCTACGTCAATGTCACGACCATTCATTAAGTCGGTGATATCACCATAGTCTGGATCAGACACAATAGAAAGCAATTCTGTGTAGATCGTTTTACCGAATCCCCAAAATTTGACACCCTCTGCTTCTTTACCACGAACGATAACAGGAACATAAGTTCTCATTTTAGGTTCAATTTTACGACCCATTAGCCACTCATCTTTGTCTCCGGTCTTCTTGAGTTTTTCTGCAAATTCAACTACCGGGTCTGCATTACCAAATGATACTGGCGATAGCATTGACCTTTTGGCAATGTCATAATGAAAATACAATTCTAGAAACGGATTGTCTTTGCGGTGAACGTAAGGTACAATTCTTACTCTTGTTTTCGGGCCAGCTTCTGGCTTCCATAGGTTGTTACGACGATCGTCGGTTTTGTTTAATTGGTTAAGTTTTGCCTTGATGGCATCTAAGTTAAGTCCCATTTAAGTACTCCTTTGTTAAGTTATTAATTTATGTTATTTATTAATTATATATTAAATAATTAATTCGTTAAGTCCAAGTAATTGTTTAATTTTTTTTATCGAATATTCCTAATTCGTCATTGTATTGATCTTTGTCAATTTCATGAAATTCATCGAATTGTCCGTCTCGATCATTTGCAGCATAATATTTTCCATTATGTTTAGCTACTACTGCGGTGCCTCCCATTTCGGCATTTTGATGGTCACTTTCTTGCCAATCCAATGAATTTGGATCAACTCCATCTTTGGTTTTTGGCACGCCTTGATATTCTATCTGATCCCAATCTATATCCCAATCATAATCACCACCGCCTAATGTTACTGCATTTGCATAACAACTCCATTCGCCTCCGTCTTGATCAACTCCTAAAATTTCACCAGTCCATCCATATTCGTCGACACGATCCATTAATTCATAGTCCTCGAATTCAATTTTGTAATTTTTTCCTTTATGTCTGTAAATTACAGTGTAATAAGGTTCCGACCCTTTAATGTCGATTATTTTATCTTCTGGCGGCTGTGATTCTTGTATTAATGTTTTAAGTCGTATCATGATTTTCCTAGGATAATATTTCGTATAAGTCAGATTCAGTTATGCCAAATTTATCTGCTATTTCTG